CAGCGCTTTAGAAAATCAGGCTTCTTTTCATCTTTAGCAGGTTTCATTTCTTTATCTGATCCCGCTGCGCGTTCAATAATTGTCTCTTCTTCCACGACTTCTCCCTCTGCTTCCTCTCCTTCATACCATGCATGGAGATGCATAACGGCTTCTAGAAGGTGTCCGATAGATTGTATTTCATTGTGACCTTCGCGCATTTCTCCTGCTTCAATCGAGATGAGATTAGCAAGGGCTTCGCGTGCGGCTTCGTACTGTGTCTTATCAAACTTGAGAAGGTCCCCAATTGCTTCTACAGGAAGTTCGACTGTATCTTTCATTGAGGTCTCCTCTGACTTGGTAAGCGATAGTAAGTGTAGGGCAGATTGTAATGCTTTGCGGAGTTCTGCATCGGTTGATTTGCCTAGTGGGTTAGCCTCTAATTCGCCCGCTAAATCAGACAGTTTCTTTGCTGCTGACCTAAAACTCGGTTCATCATTCATGATCTTGGAAGCGTTGTTTAGGGAACTGACTGCACCCGAAGTGTTACCTCTGAAAATTGCATTACGAGCATCGTCAATATGTCCTGACGCATCTTCTCTTGTTTGAGCGGCATCCATTACATTTGCTCTGCCTGTTGGGTTGTTGCCCGCTGCTCTTACCGTTTTCTTGTACGCCTCATCCATTTCATCTTCTGCGTCATCTACAGTTTTGCCCGCTTTTGATTTTGAAGTAGTGCGCTTTGGCTTGTTTCCCGATCCGCCGCTTGACGATCCGCCTCCCGCAGAACCGCCTCCGCCGCCGCCTCCGCCACCGCCTGAGCCTTCAGCAGCAGGTGCGCCTCTTCCGCCCGCACCGCCGCGACCACGGCCATGTGAGGATTGATCGTGGCCTGGGTGTTTAATAATGTCTTCGGTCAACTCTTCAACTTGGATCAGGCTTGACTCGCCATCTACGCTCTTGGCAAGAACCAACTGGCAGTTTGGATTTGCAGGGCGATCAACAAGTGAAACTTCAACAATCTGTCCGTCAATGATGCGGCCGTTCGCAGCCTTTTGATCACGCACAACGCGTGGAGATTTAATGCCGATTGAGAAACCGCGAAGGACTCCCGCATCGACTTTCTTTACTGAAACTGGATCAACAACATGAGCCATGATGTAGTGGCCATCTGCCTTTGCCTCGTACTCTTTCGCAACACCTGCTGCAATGCTTGAGTGTTGCTCGCGGATGTTTCCACCTGACTTGAACCAGGCTGGCATTGCGCGATCAAGCCACGCAGCGTCACAAATCTGCTGGTCAATGTCAACTGAGTCATCGGTAGCCTTGCCATAAACCATCAAAGTTCCATCAGGCTGACGGTCCGCTTTCTCAATACTGAAATACGAAGTGGTTAGATCGTTCACCGTTGATTTCTCCTTGCTTTCATTTGCTCTTAGAATACCTCTAGCCCAGGACCATCCTGCATCGCCACCCCAAAGAAGCCAAGCGATGTAACCAGCGCTATCGACTCCCCAACCTTCGCCTTTCTTATCCACCTCATGTCGGGCGAAGTAAGAATTCATGCGTTTGATGGTGTCTAATGATAGCGCTGCGCCGTTAGAAAGATCGCGAGCGCGGGCAACGCCGACTTCTGTTCCGCCTCTGTTGTGTTTCTTGCGAAGTTCAAGACCGCGTTTTGCATTGGCACGCACTTGCTGCGGCGGTACAAATCCATCGGCCATGTTTATCCTTATCTCGCGTAGTAATACTTTAGCAGGGTTATCTTGAAGGCACGCCTACAAGCGTTGTTCCCATTGGAATGTCGTCATCAAAGTCAGGAATAACAGGAAGCAAAGCGCAGCGACAGTTGGGGTGTGCTGGGGGTTGCGTATTGCCCGAGTTGAAGGTTCCACCGATCGGCACGACTTGGTTGGCGTTCTGTGCGCACTTAGGGCAAGGATCAGAAACCTCCCATTCCATCTCGGGGATCTGCATCTCCCTGTAACGGTTGATTGTTGCAGCAGACATTGCGCGGTTCTGCTCGGTTACAGCGATCGTCAAGGCTCGATGAGAGGATGCAACATTGCGCCTGATCAACTTGGCCGCTTGGTTGGCCGATAAGCCCTGCTCTAAAGCATCAGCGATCGAGTTACCGATGTCATTTATGGTTGTGTTGGTTAGTTCTTTGAGTGTGATCCCAAAGGAAGCCAGGAAGCGTTGGAAGGCCTTAGTTGGGCGCAGTAAAAGAGCCGCAGCCTCATCGCCAGGGTTCCATCTTGACCAGTCGATAAAATCATCCTCAAGGGCTTTCTTTGCCAGGCGTGCTTTGGCGATTGCTTCATCAGCGGCAGCCTCTCCAGTCACCCAGCCTTCGGCATAGACGCGTTCCATAACACCGATCACGGCCGTCATATTGACTCGCACATTGAGCATCACCCATGCGCGAGCGCGAGCGCGATCTTGAGCGCGGTTGTCCGACATGTTTGGTTGCGTTTCTTTATACCACTCGAACACGCGTTTGAATTCCGCAGTTTGTGCCAGCGCTGCTCTGATCTTGACGGCACTCTTTGCAGCCATACGCCCATCGGCTTTCAGAGGCCCCCAAATCATGAAAGGTAAGCCTTAGCGAGCGCCCGAGCGCTGTCTAGATCTCCTTCGTAAGCGCAACGGTTCAAAGCATCTGCCACGATAGGATCGAGTGATTTGAATTCAAACAAGCGAGCGCGTTTGCCCTTGTTGGCCCACTTCATAAAAGCCTTGACCTCGGTCTTAGTCTCTTCATCTATCTCTTCCTCTTCAAGAACTCCTGGTTCCTGTTGAGGCTTCTCGCCTACTTCCGTCACAGGTGCAACGGCCTCAGCGTTTGGCCCAGCCAAAGCGGGTGCTGTTGACGCAGTTGCGGCATCAATAATTCCATCAGGGCTGAACAAGAAAGTGCTGGCCCCTGCCATAAGGATCGGCATGTCGGCTTGCGGTGTATCGAGCAATGGAAGGCCAAGTTCGGATCGGCGTTCGTTGATTGTTTTGCCACCGCTTGTGATTTCAATTTGGTTCTTGCGAGCGTTTGACTCGTTGTCCAGGCGCTTGGATGTCATCAACTTAAACTCCAACTCTCGTGGCATACCAAGGTATGTGTAAGAGATGTTGGTCAGCATCTTGCTGATCCAGTTAACCAAAGGCTGAGTTCCGATTGCCTCCGCGCTTTCAGCGCGACCTTCCTCGAAACCAGCGCCTCCCAGCCCGCCCTTCGGTGCAAAACCAATCTCGGCTGGTTGAACGCCGTAGTGACCACAAATGGATGTGATCAAATAGTCGTCAAGAGTGTCTTTGAACTTCTCACCGTACGCATCAAACTGCACAGGAGTCATACCTGCTGGCAATAAGCGTAGGCGCTTGCGTTGCTGTGTCTGACCCGCTAGATCATCGTTGAATATGTTTTCATAGGCGCGAAGCAAATCAGGGTTAGTACCCCAGTTCTCATCGGTTGTAAACATCAACTCAGGCAGAACACCATCGGTGTATTCGGCTCTGATCCATTGCTGGCGGCGAAGGTAAATGTCGGCCAAAGGTAGCGCTCGTTCTGTTGGGCTGAAACCATAAACAGAAGTTGTGCGGCGATTGCGAACCATGTACTGCAAATCATCGGAGGTGAATTCGCCATCGGCCTTTGGATCATCATCGTTGGCTGTGAATTCTGCACGAGGGAAGCCATATAAGATCTGCTGAAAGGCTGCGTTCGGGGCCATAGGGCGCATACCGCGATCATCTAAGAGCGGTTTGATGGTTGAGCCATCCAAGATTTGAAGGCCGTATAAATCCCCGCCCACGGATCGCTGTGGCCAAACGGCCCAGGCATCAATTACCAAGATCTCCTCGAGGGCGATCATCAACCAATCGGCAAAGGTCAGGCCGTTAGATCGGTCAGGGTTCTCCCAAAACTGACGCACTCTGTTGATTTCATCGGTGTATTTCTCACGCGCTTTAGCCATAGCCCGCACATGATCGCCACCTGATGTTGCTGCAATCTTTTCTGAGGCATCTGTGCCAAGAACAACATCCCAATCAAGACCTGTGACTTTGTTCTTGATCACTTCAATACAACGGCGAAGGATGTCGATTTGATCTGCGGAAGCACGCAGGGTCTTGAAAGGAACCAGGCGCGTTTCAGTAACATTGATGTTTTGCGCAACTTGGTATTCATAACGCCGTGGATCGGGGCGGCCATCCTCACGAACAGGGTTGATTGCCCCTGGTGTGATTGGAGTGCCAGGGCCAAAAGGAACTGTTGAGAGCCAAGGGTTGCGTGGAAGCGGCGTTGAGTTACCGTAGTTCTGCGCGATTTGGTTCAGCGCATTAAGGCGCATCTGTTGTTCTGTAAGAGTCACCGAACCTGCGGGCAGGTTTGGAGCCTTTTCCACTTGACCTTGCAGTAGTGCCTTTGCGATACGGTCTCTAAGACCCATGTGTATCTCCTTTACTGCTTAAGCGTGTACTACAACTCTGTATTGGTTTAGGGTTGGAGCAACGGAGAACAACAGCGTGATTGTGTTAGTGGTTGCGTGGTTTACATCGCAGATGACTTCGGCATAAGAACCGCTTGCCTCGTAAACGCTAACGATCACATCTCTTGTTCCGAGGTTGTGTGTGATTGTGTAAGAAGTTGCTGATCCATCACCGACATTTGCCGCGTACTTGGATACAACAACTGTTGAGTCAATTGCTACTGTGTTTGTAAGGACCGAGATACCGTTGCCAGCGCCTACTGCTAAATCTGATGCCAAATTTAGACCTGAAGTTGTTGCTAATTTGATCTCAGCGCCGCTTGATCCTGTTTGCAGACCGTAGCCTGTGCGTGGTGCAAAGGTGAAGTTTGTGCCAGTTAGTAATACGCCGTTGGAAGCGGTGTAAGTTCCCGCACCTGAGAACTGTTGGAACTCGATAGGGTCGGTTCCGACTGTTGTTACTTCATCAACATTTACCCAGCCTGTGTTTGCCAGGGTTGAACCGTTGTCTACAAATGTAAAGTCACCACCAGCGATTTCAGTTGGTGTATCAAAGTCTGTAGCACGAGTAAGCACCCAGTTCGTTGATCCGCTACCCACGGTTGTGAGTGTGTAGATACCGTTGTGCGCTGTGTTTGTCTGCAAGCGAACAAGGATGCGATCGTTGAGGCTTGGTGTTGTGCCATCAGTTGTGAAAGCCGCTTGTGTTCCTGCGTTTGTAAGAGTTGCGCCAACACCGCTTGTACCGTTGCTATAGGTTGCGTTGAGGTTTGCAGTTGTTGCCGCATAAGAAGCCGCGTGGATGTTAAGACCTTGAGCAACATCATCTACATATTGTTTGGTTGCTGCATCGGTGCTTACTGTTGGGGTCGCAAGAGAGGTGAGTTTGTATCCACCCATGTTGAGATCTGTAGTTGGTGCAAAAGCGTGGACATGATCCTCTTTAGAAGGAGTTGTTGCAGTTCCAGCAGAACCCGCTGCACCTGTGATTGCGTTCGGTGTTGAAGTTCCAAGCGCTGGTGTGCCGTGGGTGTGATCTGCACGAGCATAATCGGTTGATGTTCCGTTGCCGCTTGATGCACCGTAAGAAGTCTGCGCAGTTACAGTTCCAAACTGGTTAGTTTGCGCCCAGGTTGATCCATTTGAATAATAGAAAAGATAATTGTCGGTTGCGTAGTAGATAGTTCCAGCGTCAACTGATCCCGCAGCAGGGCGTGCAGCGAGAAGTCCTGATTGAACTGCGTTGCCTGCTACTTCCCAACGAGTGCCGTTGTAAATGTAGAGTTGATTATCGCCTGTGTTGTAGTAAATCTGTCCTGAGTATGGAGTGGCTGGCGCTGTGGCAAGGTTCTGAATTACCGCATTCTGTAATTCGTTCTTGTTGAGGTCAATCGAGACTAGAAACTTACGGGCCATTTATTTCTCCTAGATCACATAGGCAGTGCCGCTGAAAGCACTGGTAAAGGTTATCACCATTTGACTTTTGCTTGGGTAAGAAAAGGTGCCTTCGCATTGTGTTCCAGCAGAGTCAAGAACGACCGCCGTTGGTTCACCGTTTAGATTGTGGTTAATGGTCCACACCGCGCTTGCGATCGCTTGAGTGTGAACATAGAAAATCTCTCCACCGCCTGGGCCTTGCGGTCCTGGAGATGAAATTACAACTGTTGGAATGATTGGCTGGATGATTACTGCATCATCACTCATCGGGTTACCTCCGCTGATACTACGACCTGGCCCTGTGCCAATCGGTAAACAATTCCGCCTGTAGAAGTTATCTCGATGTCATAGTAGTAGGTTCCAGGAATGATTGCGCGGGTTTGCGCAGCCGTGGCCTGGACTACCACCGTTCCATCGGTTGGCGTTGGGATCGTGATGCCGTTGCCGCCCGTTGCCAAAGACAAGACCGCTGTTGGGTCCTCAGGAAGTGATCGGATCTGCAACGCTGCGGTGTAGCCAGTCAGATTGATCGGAACCGTGGCGATACCGCCTGAAATGTAGATGCCTGTTGCTGGGTTGGTCACCGTAAAAGTGGAACTTGTAACGCTGGCGATCGTTGCAGCCTGGAAGTTATATTGCGATGGCAACACGCCTGAGATGTTTACGGTTTGTCCGCCAAAGAAGTTATTAGCCGCTGTGAAAGTTACAGTTGTTCCGTTGCCTGAGATGTTTGTAATCGTTGCGGGTTGTTTATATTGAAAGTTGATGAACCAGTTAGCGCCTTGGTTGATTACGGTGTTATAAACGACAGACATTTCACTCCTTCGGCACTTCAGATTGCGTAGGTTCAATCATAGCGCTTCCACATTTAGAACAATGCGACATTGACTTTGGCATTGGCAATCCACACCTTGGGCAGAAGTTTGCCAACGCGCCAAAGTATGACGCAACGCTGCTCTTGCCAAGTAGATCTGAAAAGGCCTGAACCAAAGCGTCAATGCGATCGGGAGACTTTGCATCTTGCGGGGTCCAAATAGTCATCTGATCCTCGAGCATCGGATACTCACCGATGTGATGAATGCGGCCTTGTTCATACATCGCAGCAACTGGTTCGGCCCTGAGGCGCTTGCCAACATGGGCGCGTATTTCACGGATCGGTAAGCCCAAGCGCACCTGCTTTAACACGGCACTCACCATGTCGCCGCCTTGGTTTACTTCAACCAAAATGCTGTCGGCTTTGTGTTCATCAAATACGGCCACGGCCTTGCTCGCCCAATCAAGCGGTGATCCACGGAATGAATAGTCGCCCAACACATAACCGTGACCCGAAGCATCAGAACCGCACACAATAATTCCAGTCTCATCGCTCTCATCGGTATTAGTTACAGCAGGGTCGATCGACACCACGATCCGTGACAACGGTGGGGCCTTTGGCAAGCGAGCGCGTTCAATCATGCCCTTGGTCCAAAGTGCGCCTTCGACATCCTCTAGGATTTCGCCGTACAACTCCTGACGGCCCAGGCGTGTGCCGTTGTATCGGGCCTGGAGTTCCAACAGGGCGGCTGGGGCAAGGTTGGCTGCATTATCAAAGGTTGAACCGCGTGTGACCACGACAGAGCCGTCTGTGCGGCCCGCTAAGGCCCGAATGAGGGGCGTTGGCTTGGGGGTGGTGGTTACGATCACCCGAGGGTGTTCTCCCAGGCGTAGGCCAAACTGCAATTGATCCCAAGAGTCTGAGTATCGGTAAGAAGCCAACTCATCGCACCAGGCTCCGTGATGTTGTGGGCCACGGAAGCGCTCAGGTTCATCGGCAGAAAATAGTTTTATTCGGGAACCGTTGTTGAGAATGATCTCACCGTTGTTGCGGTTCCAAGTCTTGAGCATTCGGTATCTACGCAGAACGCCTAGAATTCCTGATTGACCCTCGGCGCAGGTATCCCTGGCATCACCGAAGGTCGGGGCCACGATCGCCCACCGAGTCATCGGTGCTTGGATCGCTTCCCACGCCAACCACTCCGCTGCTGTCCTCGTCTTGCCCGCTCCGCGACCCGCCATGTAAAGCCAAGTCTTCCAACTCCCCTGCGGTGGCAACTGTTCCGCTCTCGCCTGTTCCACTTTCCACTTCCAACGGCTCGCTGCGATCCACTCCTCGGATGAGATTGACGATGCGCTCGATGTCTCCGTCAATGTCCCTGGTTCCGTCATAATTCACCACCTCTGCTTGGATGCGTTGTGGGGCATCTATGCCCACCAATCTTGCCCTTCTTTCCATCAAACGGATAATCGTACCGATGGCTCGATCATCACCTTTCATAGCCCTTGGCCATAACGCCAC